AATTCGTCATGGGAACGTAAACTCATGGTGTATTGTGACATCACCGAGGCAGTTATTGAATGGGGCAGTGAAGAAGTCATTATACCTTATTTATCACCTGTGGATAATCGTATTCATCGCTACTTTCCAGATTTCTACATGAAAGTAAAACAAAAGAATGGTAACATCAAAAAATTTATCATTGAAGTTAAACCTAAAAATCAATGTAGTCCACCCAATCCAAAACCTAAAAGAAAAACAAAAGTATGGTATGGTCAAGTTAAGACCTATGCTGTTAATCAAGCCAAATGGAAATTTGCTAGGGAGTTTTGTGAGAATAGAGATATGGAATTCAAAATACTTACAGAAGAACATCTGAAACCAAAATATAAATGAGTCACTATAAATCCATATTCATATCAGATATACATTTAGGAACTAGGGGCTGTCAAGCAGATTCTCTTTGTTCATTTTTAAAAGAAAACACAGCTGATAATTTATTTCTTGTTGGTGATATACTTGATGGTTGGCGTTTAAAAAAGAGATGGTATTTTCCTCAGTCTCATGCAAATGTCATTAGAAGAATACTTACCTCTGCAAAACGTGGAACAAATGTCTATTATATTTTGGGTAATCATGACGAAGGATTTCGTAAGTATTTAAACTTTAACATTGACATAGGTCGTATACAGGTATCCAATCGTTTAGATTATATTGGTGTCAATGGTAAAAAATATCTTGTCGTACATGGTGACATGTTTGATCAAATCATGATAACAAAGAAATGGCTAATGCATATTGGTGACACGTTATATCAAATACTTATTTGGACAAACACAAAGTTTAACAAAATTCGTGGTTTGCTTGGTATGCAATACTGGAGTTTAAGTAAGTGGTTAAAACATCACACAAAACAAGCACTCAACTATGTTTACAAATTTGAGGAAAATGTAGCACAATATTGTAGACGAAAGGGTTATGATGGTATCATTTGTGGTCATATACACACAGCAGGTATAAGGGATATTGATGGTATTGAGTATATGAATGATGGTGATTGGGTAGAGTCATGTTCAGCATTAGTTGAACATAATGATGGTAAGTGGGAAATTATTTACTACACACAGTATAAATAAACTTATGGTAGACATTATACAAGACATAAAATCTTTAGCTGGTGACGAAAGAAAGTCAGTCACTTGGTATATGAATGAGATAAAGAAGTTCACTAAACCAACCTCAGCTGAGTTAATTCGTCAAGGTAAAAGATCGAGTAGACCTTTTTTTGGTAAGTTAAACATGTTCATGTATAATCCTAAACTAAAAAATGAGTTACCATATTATGATATTTTTCCTTTGGTGTTACCAATAGAAAGATACAAAGATGGGTTTTTAGGAATTAATTTTCACTACTTACCCAACTCGTTAAGAATAAAACTTTTAAGTGACTTAATGAAACTTAAAAGTAATAATAAGTTTGATGAAACAACAATCATACGAGCAAGGTATGCAAAACTGGCACAATCTAGATTTGTCAAACCAACACTTAAACGATATTTGTATAAGAAGGCTAAGTCACAATATCGTAGAGTAGACGCTGATGAATTTACAATCGCTACTCTGTTACCTGTTCAACAGTTTAGAAAAGCAAACGAAACAAGAGTCTATGCCGACTCAAGGAAGATGATATAATGCCACAGTTTAGTTTTGGTTCAGTATTAGAAGATTTTGCGTCTGGAGCTATAGATGAGTTCTTTGCAGAATTTCATACCAATGATGGTTTTGCATTACCCTCAAGATATGAGGTAATATTTTTACCACCAGTTGGTACGAGAGGAACAGGCGAGTCAGAAAATACAAATATATTTTCTAAAGTAATGTCAGAGAATACATCTGAGGGCACTACTCGTGAGGTTGGTTTGAGATGTCAATCAATTTCTATGCCTGGCCGTAATATTGATACTGCACCTGATGAAAACATTTATGGGCCAGTTCGTGAAATTGCACAAGGATTTTCGTTTGCAGATATTACTGCTACTTTTCAATGTTCACCAAACATGAGAGAAAGAAAGTTCTTTGAAACTTGGCAAAGATTATCTTTTAATCCACAAACATGGGCAATGGGTTATCATGATGACTATTCTGGCACAATACAAATTTTTCAATTAGATCAAGGAAACAGACGTAGATATGGTTGTGAGATCGTTGAGTGTTTTCCAAAAACAATTGGAGAATTATCTTACAGTGCTGACCCTGCTACAAATGTACAAACAGTAGATGTTACTTTTTCATATCGTTATTGGAAAAGTTTAGCTGACGAAGCATCTTTACCCAAACCACTAGGTGATAGAATTACTGGTGTACTTGCGAACACAGTTGAAAGACAATTGTTATCACAAATACCAAAGGTTCTTTCAAAATTATAATGGAGACATAAATTATGGCTTTACCTAAATTAGAAACCCCGATACACACTTTAGAAGTACCATCAACAGGTCAACAGTTAAAGTTCAGACCATTTCTGGTAAAAGAACAAAAAATGTTACTCATGATGCAAGAAAGTGATGATGAGAATGAAATCATTGACACTATGTCACAACTGATAAACTCATGTACCTTTGGTGAGATTAAAGCTGAAAGTCAACCAATGTTTGACATTGAGTACATTTTTCTACAATTGCGTTCAAAGTCGGTTGGTGAAAGCGTTGAGTTAAATTTAATTTGTCCTGATGATGGTAAGACTACTGTCAAAAGAAAGATTAACCTAGACAAGATCGAGGTTCAAGTAGAGGATAATCACACAAATGAAATAAATATCAGTGATCAGATAAAAATTGTGTTTAAATATCCTACCATGAAAGACATGCGTGGTGTGATGATAGGAGAGAATGATGTAAACTCTACAATAAGTATTTTGACTAGATGTATTCATGAGATACATTTTGGTGATGATATTTACAATCATGTTGATATTACTGAAAAGGAGTTAACTGAATTTATTGAGTCACTATCAACTGATCAGTTTACAAAAGTCATGGAGTTTTTTGACACCATGCCAAAATTAAGACATATTGTTAAGGTGACAAATCCTAAAACAAAAGTCAAAAGTGAAATTTTGATTGAGGGATTGCAAAGTTTTTTAGTGTAGCGCTCTCCCACGAGAGCGTTAGCAATTACTACAAAACTAATTTCTCTTTAATGCAACATCATAACTATAGTTTGACTGAACTTGAAAATATGATGCCATGGGAAAGAGAAATATATGTTGGTTTGTTAATTGAACACGTTAAAAAAGAAAACGAAAGAATAGAAAAGGAGAATAAGAGACATGGCTGACACCGATAATGGTAACGTAAATATTATTGAGATAGATCGTAGTGAGAAGAAAGGCCCATCTTGGTACAATGATGCCTCTGGGGCGTTTGACAAGTGGAGAATATTCCCACGATTACTTATCTCATTATATGGATTTGCGTTCTATAGAACAACAGAGTGGTTTATGACACTACCCGACCCAACAAATGCACAATCAGCGTTTGTGTCTGTCATTGTGGGTGCTGGTGCAGCTTGGTTTGGTCTTTATGTGGGGGCAACTGCTAGAAAATAATGGCTGATTTCGCTGACATATTAGAAGCACAACGTGAAGCTAACTCTACGTTAGAAGGCATTCTTGTGGGTCAGGTTGACCTACAAAATGTAATGCAACAGCAACTGGACACAATGAAAGATGTGTTTAGTAATATTACAACATCACTATCACTACAGCCAATACAACCAGCACCTCCAGAACCACCAACACCAAACAAACCAGACAAAGAGGCACCATCCAGTACGGAAGAAGGAGATAAGGAAACCAAGTCTTTATTTAAAAGAATTGGAAAAGGTCTCTCTGGTATTAGTAGTAAACTTGGTGGAATACTTGAACAAGGAAAAAATGCAGCATCAAAGGTTGGTTCTGGTCTTGGTGCAATAGTCAAAGGAACTCTTTTTGGTGCCTTATTTATTGGTTTGGCTAAGTTTCTCCAATCTGAAACATTTGCAACTCTACTTGACAAACTACTCACTGTCATTCTACCAAAAATTAATAATTTTTTAGCAGACTTGGGTGCTTTCATTGCTGACCCTAGTTTTGGAAATATTGGAAAATTAATAGGTGAAAACAAAGCAGTGCTCGCTACTTTATCCGTTATTATCTTGGGAATAGGGAAAACAATAAAACTGATTACTTTACCATTTAGACTTATATTTAAAACATTTAAAGCAATTGGAAGATCAATTGAGTTTATCAAAAAAGTAGATTCTAAATCAATAGGCAAGAACTTAAAGGCGGTAGGTAAGTTTTTCAAAACTCTCGGAAGATTGTTTACAAGAATAGTACCAATTGGCGCAGCTGTCATATCATTATTTTCTGGAATTATGGATGCTATCAGTGTATTCAAAGAAACTGGTAGTTTTTTAGAGGCAACCAAAGAGGGTATTGCTTCTACCATTGCTAACTTTATTGGATTCCCACTCAACTTCCTAAAAAGTGTAGTTGGTTTTGTTGCAGGATTGTTTGGATTTGACAATTTCAAAGAACAACTTGCTGAATTTGATTTTATCAAGATTATTAAAGATGGTATTCATAAAGTGTTTGACTTTTTTGAAGATATTTTTGGTAAGATAAAAGAAATGATTGATAAAGCAATTGAGTTTGTTAAAAATTTAAATCCAGTGGAAGTGGTTAAAAATGTGGGCAAAGGAGCAATGAATATTGCTAGTGGTATTAAAAATCGTTTATTAGGTAAAGGTGATGAAGAAGAACCAGCTCTTACTGGCGGTTCTGTAACACTAGAACAAAGACAACAAGGAGTTAAACTAGCAGGCATTGATCTCACCCCTTCGGAGTCCACTGTACCAGCAACCCCACAGGGTACTGGTGGAGCAACAAATGTTGTAACAACTGATAACAGTACGTTAAACAATGTTGTAAATAATTCTACAAATAGTACAATAGTACCAACGACTATTACTGATACTAATTCTAGTATTATGACAAATAGA